TAAAGATATTACAATTCCTGCAGGTAAAGAATTGGCTCATGTAGTCCCGTTATCAGAGTCGGACATAAAAATTTCAATGCACACTGTATCACACGCTGAATATATTAAACAAGTTGGAATTACTCCATTTACACTCAACGGGCAATACTTTAAACGTAGAAAAATTTTAAAAGATAAAGGACTGTGATATGCCGGTTAAATCATTATTTCCTACAATAATATACGAACACCAGGGTACAATGCAGGAAATTTTTCTAATACAGGACGAGATTAAAAAAAAGTTACCTCTAATAGAGCAGACTGACCCGTTTAACAATCCGCCGGGGTGGGAAGACGGAGTACAAACAAATATTAAAGCTCGTTCTAACTCAATTAAAGATTTTGAGCTATCCCATTTAAAAAAATATATCGAAAAACACGTTAAAAAATATATCGATCAGACACAAGCTCGACATCCTGTTCCTATTGCTTTACGACATAGTTGGTTTAATAAGACAGGTCGGGATCAAGGACAAGATTGGCATCAACACGAAGACGCATATATTTCAGGTACATATTATTATCAGACCACTGGCAACGATGGTATGTTTATTATTTCAAATCCTACACCGTGGATGCGTCAGGAACTGTTTCCGTTTGGCAATATAGCTGATAGACAATATGACATTAAACCAGCAGTGGGCAAATTATTACTATTTCCTGGCTGGCTGCAACATTCTGTAGAAAAAAATAAAACGGATGACTTACGTATTTCTATATCTTTTAATCTCCACAGAGATTACTGGAAGAATGGCGAAAGCCAGGATGTAGGCTACATCTAAAACACACAACTAAATATCCAAAGAGGGATCAAGGACAATTTATGAAAAAACCAATTAAACGTATTATTATTGCAGGCGGCGGCAGCTCAGGATGGATGAGCGCAGCCATGCTGTCAAAACAGTTTCCAGACATGGAGATTGCATTAGTTGAATCTCCCGATGTGCCAATTATCGGAGTGGGTGAATCTACACTAGGAACTATTAATCAGTATCTAGGATTGTTAGGGCTCAAAGACGAAGATTGGATGGAGTACTGCAACGCTACATATAAATTAGCTATTAAATTTAGAAATTTTTATAAAAAAGGCGAAACCTTTTATTATCCGTTTGGCATTAAAGACTTGCAGAATACACAACAAGGTGCTACAGACTGGTATGTCAAGAAAATAATGAATCCTGAATTGGATGTCAACGATTTTTACGAAAGTGTATACAGTTCAATGCCTATGATCTATCAAAGTAAAATATTTGATAATAAAGACGGACAACTTCCTGGATTCAGTTGGCGCAATGATTCTGCCTATCATATGGATGCTACATTGTTTGGTAATTTTTTAAGAGATAAGGTGTGTATTCCGGCAGGAGTTGTACATGTGATGGCACACATTAAAGAGGTTATTAAAGAGGACGATGGTTATATCAGTGGTCTTAAATTAGATAACGGTGATACGTTAGAAGCTGACTTGTTTATCGACTGCACTGGATTCAGATCACTGTTACTAGAACAAGCCATGGGAGTACCGTTTGAATCATATTCAAGTCATTTGCCAAATACGCATGCATGGGTAACACATGTTCCTTACTCTATTAAAGAGATAGAAATGGAAAACGTCACTAACTGTACAGCGCACAACAACGGATGGGTTTGGAACATACCATTATACAATAGAATCGGCAGTGGATATGTATTTTGCAACAAATTTATCAGTGAAGAAGATGCATTGCAAGAGTATAAAGACTATCTAGACAGTGAAGAAATGACTGTGCATAATCCAGTAAGAAGCAAACTTTGCGAATTTAGATTAATTCAAATTAAGAATGGCGCTCATGATAGAGCATGGGTTAAAAATTGTGTCGGAGTTGGTTTATCTTATGCATTTGTGGAGCCTTTAGAAAGTACAGGCCTGCTAAGTGTTCAAGAACTGTTATTAAAACTATGCGAAACATTGCACAATAAACAGATCAATAAAATCCATATCGATCATTTTAATTACATAGCCAACTATGTTATGGAAAGTTTCAAGAATTTTGTAACGTATCATTATGTGTTTAGTTCACGCAGAGATACTCCATACTGGCAACATGTTACTGAAAATATAGAAATGGATCCGTTGATGTTTGATAAAAAATTCAACCAACTACCTCCTACTGCTGCCGGTGACTTGGCAATTAAGTTACTTCAAACGCATAGCTTACCAGCAGACCAGAGCATGGGAGGCATGCCTGACATTTTAGTAGGCATGCATACATTACCAATAAGCCCAACACAGATGTCAGTTGTTAAGATGTTGATAGAATCTCGTCATGGTTCAGTTCCTGAGTTTTACACTAGCCAGACACAGGATTATTGGGATCAAAAGAAAGAGTATATTAATTCTTTAATGGAGTCTGCTCCATCACATTATCAATATCTTAAAGAAAATATCTATAACGGTAAAGAATAATGGTAGCTTGCGCAATTTCAATTCCTCTGTTTACACCTGCCGAGTGTGATGAAATTGTGCAAAACTCATCTCGATGGGTTGAAGGAACTGTTCATAAGTTTGGACAGTTCATCACTCAAAAACAGTTTAGAAGTGTGCAGATATGTAACGAAGGTCTATCTGAACAACTGGAAGATCAAATTTTTAGAACAGTGTTTTTGACAAATTCTTCAACTTACCGCTATCATTTAGAAGGATATAATAAAAAAGATCCGCCTTTGGTGTTTAGATATTCAGCTGACAGGCAAGATCATTACACATGGCACACCGACTCTTTGTCGGGTAACAGCGTTAGAAAATTATCTTTTACTATACAGTTAACTGATCCTGCAGAGTATGACGGCGGTGATTTAGAATTTATGCCGGCTGTTACTGATAAAAAAATTCGAGAACAGGGTACAATGACTATTTTTCCATCTTATACTGTACATCGTGTGGCACCAGTAACTCGCGGAGTTAGATATACCATAGTGGGTTGGATATACGGTCCAGATTTTAGGTAATACAAATAACAATTAAAAAAGCACCCAAAGGTGCTTTTTTATTATTGCATTACTCTTTAATCTTTAAGTATTAGAGTTATGATGCTTGTAAGTCATAAAAGGAATAGTAGGGGGCAAATATGGTTCGCCTCCATCTGTGGCCATATTTTCCTGTAGCATTGCCATCGCCTCTGTGGTTTCTGCCAAGTGCTGAGCAACAGTTTTTAGTTCTACAAGATCAATTAGTGCAGCTGGATCAGTTGGTATTGGATCAGTCCAGGTAGGATCAGCTAGTAAGTCTTTAAAAATTACATCTGCTTTTTCTTTAATAGCTGTCTGGCAACGTTCTGTGATCCAATTTCGAATATGCGTATGTGGATTTTCATACATCCAAGCTAGCATTTTGATATCGTCTTCTTCTATATCAAACGTATATTCAGCTACTAAATCGTCTGTAGGGTCGTCTCGCTCAACTGGCGTCCAGTTAGGATCTTTAGGTGGTAAATTTACTGCTAGAATAATAGCATCACGAGTTGCTGGGATAACAGTAGCACCGCTAGCTTTGAGCTGTTCAATTGCTGTTGGAAGATATTCATCTTGTGCAATTCTAACTCTCCATTCAACTAGATTATCTATCCAATCTGACGGATCAGCCACTGTGTGCTCCAGCATCTTGCTTTCTAGTGCTGTTAAAAAAACTGAAAATTGAGGCATGTTTTTGTATTCTCCGTTATATTTATCCTATCAAGTAACCGTTAAAAAACGAGTGACTTGCGTGGAATCTATTGTTATTGCTGGTCCAGCAGGCATACACGGCGGCATATTCGCCGGCGTTGTAGTAAGTGTCAATCTGCCAACTTAATCCGTGCGGATATGGGCTACCGTTACCGTGACTCCAAATTCCGTGTGGAGTTCTGCCGCCGCCTGAATTTATGGCGCCGCTTTTACTTAGACCCATGTGCATGTGTCCGGTTGCACTGGTCCAACTAGTGTCGTTGTGTTGATATGCTAACCATTGGAAATTATAGAAGCCTGAAACTGGAATAGTGTATCTTCCATTGCCGTAATTAAAATTGCTCCCGCCACGCTCATATCCAGTCCAGCCAAAGCCGCCGTTAATTTCTTGCCAGCCAGTGCCTGCACCTAGTTGATTATTATACAACCAGCCTCCAGTTCCAGTACTTTGAAACATTGGACTTCCGCTAGCTTGGGCAGTACCTTGCAAGAAACGACCATTAGGGTCAAATCTTGCTCGTTCTACTCCTGCTGTACTAATACGCACAGTATTATCGTTACCAAAGAAAATTCCAGTATTGGTGTTTCCGCTCAGTGCTATAGCCGGTGCGGACGCACTTCCAGCAGTGGTTCGTAACGGACCACCCATAGAAGTACCATTAATGTTTAACGGAGTATATCCCAAATTAGTTGTGGCTGCACCGCTAGCCAATTTATCAGCTCCTATGTTTGCCGATGCACTGATATCCGTATTGCCTATAGTACGATAGGTCACAGTTCGTGTGCTGAGGTCAACTGCGGCTGCTAATTGACTTGCGCCAATAGCAAGTGGAGCAATGTCAGCTTGTACCACTGAGTCAGGCGCCAGTTTTCCGTTGGTCACTGCTCCGTCAGAAATATCCGCTGAGGTAATTGTGTTAGCAACAAACGAATCTGACGCTATTCTTTTAAAACTGTTGTAGGTTGCCATTTATCTTATTATCCTATTAAGTATCCACACCATAGACTATGATCACCGTGTATTCGAAAGTTTGCTGAAAAATAACTCAACGGAATACAATAGTCACCGGGATTCATGTACACTTCTAAAGTGGACATAATTCCTGGAATATGATTGGCACTGACGGCGTGGCCGTATAAAGTATGGGGAGATCTGCCCGTTACCCTATCTGTACCAGTGCTACCATTAAGTCCAATGTTCCAGTGAGTGTATCCTCCGCTGTTGTTAGTATCGTTATAAGCATAACTTTGACTATAAAAGCTGTACCATCCGGCCACGGGTGCTGTAAAACGGCCGTTGGAACTGCAATTATTACCGCCTTTTTGAACCACTTGCCATGCCCAACCGCCTCCGGACTGTAGATTATTAATCTCAGTCCATCGATTTACGCCGCCAAAGCTATTGCCGTAATACCAACCGCCGTTACCGCTACAATGAAATGCTGGCAGATTCGGCTGCGTGTGCATGATGTTACTGCCGCTTCTTACAAAATTATTTGTATTACCGGCTGCTGTGCTGATTTGTACTTGATCAGCAGCCGCAAAGTGTATACCCGTATTAGTGTTTCCGTCACTGACTAAAGATGGAGCACCTGCACTGGCACTAGGCAATCTTAATGAACCAGTTAGTGTAGCTCCTGCGCGATTAGCAGGAGTGTATCCAAGGGTTGTGGTGATGGCACCACTGGCCAGCTGACTGCCTGCAATAGCGCCATTGGCAAGATCGTTATTGATAATTGCTCTGTAAGTAACAGTTTTTCCGCTGAGGTCCACTGCACTAGCCAGTTGGGCAGTGCCCACTGCTCCGTCTTGTATGTCCGTTGTGCGAACACTGGCACTAGCAAAGTCTGCTGTCACAATTGCATTATTAGCCAATGCAGAACCAGTAACTGCTCCGTCAATGATTGCTTCGGTGTTGATTTTCTTAAAACTTGAGTACGTAGCCATAATTTATCCTATTAACTGTCCGCTAAAATATTGGTGGGCAGCGTGATGTCGACTACTGTTGCCGTGCCATACTACGGCCAGGCTAACAAAATCTCCCGCAGCCATGTCTATCACGGCACTGTGACTGAATCCGTCATCATAGCTGTTGGTATTTTGGTGCATGGCCATCAAATATGGACTACGGCCGCCTGATGTCCATCCTCTGTTATTATTTTTTCTAAAGAAAGGATGGATGTAATTTGGCGGAGTATTAGCATCGTTTAACAAATAATACCAAGTTGAAAATCTGTAGTATCCAGCAGTAGGTGCAGTGAATCGGCCGGTGCTATCGACAAAGTTTGTACCGCCAGCTTGGTGACTAGTAGTCCACCCCATTTGACTTTGTAATTCTCTTTCTCCAGTACCTCCATAACTGCCTGCATATAACCAGCCAGCTGTTCCCCAGGCTTGAAATGCAGGGTGACTCGGTCTGGTAATAGCACCAGTACTACTCACATTAACTGCTGTGGCGCCACCTGCTACAATGGCCACGTTGTTGGTGGTGATATTAATGCCTGAGTTAGTACTACCGCTGTTGATAATACTAGGTGTACCTACACTGCCTGCAGGCACTAGTAGTTGTCCGGTCATTGCATCACCAGCTTGATTGACCGGAGTGTATCCTAAGTTATTCGTGGCTGCACTAGCTGCCAATCTTCCACCTACAATGCTTGCACCCGGTGATATGTCCGTGTTGGTAATTGCTCGATACGTGACAGTTTTACCGCTGAGATCAATAGTTGACGCCAGTTTTTGACTAGTAACAGTGCCACTGAATGCGGCTGCTGGTACACTATTGGCTGTTATTGCGGCTGTTGGTATGGTATTGCCAGCAATGTCTGCCGGTAGTATGGTTGCATCAACAAGTGCATCCGAGTCAATTTTCTTAAAACTAGAGTACGTTGCCATGTGTTAACCTTAAATTGTAAATATTCTCCAACCCCTAGTTGCATCATAATAGATCAAATCAAAGGCTGCTCCTTGTGTGGTCACTGTCAAGTTTCCAGATGTATCGCCGTTTATTGGTTGACCGTTTCTATTAACAGTTAGAGTGTTGGTGTTAAAAGTATTTGCCACGTCTATAATACGAATTGTATCTCCTCTAGCTGGAGCTACCGGCAATGTGACCGTTAATGCTGTACTAGTTGTATTTACCCACAGCAACTGACTGGCGGCTGCTGTATATGTTCCTGTAACGTCTACGTTGACAAATCCACCAGTCACTGCACCAGTTAAAACATAATTAGTTCCGTCAGATGTTAGAAATACTACAGACTGATTTTGCATCACAAAAGTTGTGGCTGTGTTTGCTGCCGGTCCTAGAATTCTCTGAGAAGCCGGAGTGGGCACGGCCAGCGTTACTGGACCGCCTGCATTGTTATAAAACCCCTGTGTAACTCCAGAGGCTTGTGACGGTTGCGTTAAAGTTACAGTAAATGGAGTAGTTCCAGTCAAAGTTGTAAACAGTCCCTGTGTCGGAGAACTAAATGTAGTTGCTCCACTCACTACAGATACTGCCGCTACTGTGTTATATCGTGCCATGTGTAATCTCGCTTATCTAATTAAGTTGTTGATGTTTCAATACCGTACACAGTGGCATTAACTACTGCGCCTGTACTTGCTGTTGCTACTAGAAAATACCCTGCTTGTAGCACCAGACCGGTACGTTCAAATACACCCTTAGCTACGATAGGAGTAGCATCTTCTATCCATTCGGCAGTAGCTGGGCTTGAGCTAGATGCCATTGCCAATCTAATTGTCACTGCACTAGTGCTGGTATTAGTCAGTGATACGTTGCACACTGCATAATACCCAGTTGGTACTGTGTAAACTGTAGTGTTTCCTGTGCCCAGTTGTACTGGTGCAAATAATCTTCCTGTTGCCATTTTATATATTCTCCAATGTTATTTTTGCATAAAGAACGCAAGGGCAACGGGAGCTCCGTCAATGCCGCCTGTGAAATTCATTTTTGCTTTTACGTTAATCTGTACTCCAGTAGTAGTACTTATCGTATTGTTAGCCACGTAGATCACGCCCGAAGTCAGTGTATTTACGTTCAACGAGCTTTGACCACCACCAATCTGTGCAGTAATATACGATTTAATCGCTTTCTGCGTTGGAATGATGTTGTCACTGTTGGCTGTAAAGAACGGATCTGTTGAAAAGCTGGTAATAACCGCTGATCCAGCACCCACACTAACTGTACCAAGTTGCAAGCTCTGTAGACCTGACAAGTTGAAAGCTGACGCATTCAATGTAGCTGTACCAGTTGACTGTTGAACACCAAACAAGTTACCTACGTTGAAGTTACCGTCTTGGTCTGTACTTGTAAAGAAGCAACGTCCGCCGTTTGAACTTAAACTCTGATTAGCCGTGATTGCATTTGAAATATTAACATTAGGATAGTTTGTGGCTGCAAAGCCCCCTGTACCAATGTATAAGAAGTCATGTCCTGTTAATCGTACCTGACTGTATTTCAATCTTGTAGTAACTTCATCGTTGTGCGATGGTGCATTTAGCACACTCAATGCTGGGTTAATTTGGAAGGTTGCAGTAAAGTTACCCACATCACCTAACACGTTAGTTACACTTACTAATTTAAAGTACTCGCCAGGAATACTTGCGAACTCAACGTTTGCACCTGGGCTTGGACGTGAATACAGTCCGCTTACGTTAATGAAACTGCTGGCTTGATACAAGTCGCTATAACCGTCACCCGATGCGCTGGCTGTTGCTGTAGTGTTAGCATTACCTCTATCACTGAAACTTGGCTGACCAAGAACTCCAACACCCACCCTCACACGAGTTGGTGCAGTACGAATTCTGTTAGGATCAATTTGAGTAACTGTTGGTCCAGCAGTATATGTTCCACTTAATGTAGCTGTTGAAATATTCAATGCTGTTCCTGCGTTAGCCAGTACCAAAGTCGAAGACACTTTAAATGAAGTGTTTGTGACAATACTGCCGCTGGTTACAAAGTATGTGACATTTTCCACCAACCCTGCCGCTGAACAACCTGTAAATTCAACAGGTTGACCCACTGTCAAGTTAGTTGTATCTGATGTTGTGATAACGTTGGTTGACGTTGTTGTTGCAGATACTGGACCTGCTGGATATCCTGAACCAGGTTCTATCATGCGAATTTCAGAAACAATTCCAGATCCTACTTTCATACGTCCAATAGGAGTAGCACCAGTTCTTATGCTAGATGCAATTTGTCCAGATGTCAATGATACTGCTGAGAACACTGGAACTTTAACACCTGCTACTGTTGGATTTCCAAATGCAATGCCTTTCCAGTTTGAGCTTGCTGACATTGCTCTTACAGTCCAAGTTTGACCGTCTGGGCTGGTAGCACATACTGATGATCCGCTGGCCACAGCAAAGAATAATCCTTGTCCGTAAGTTACTTTAGTCCATGCGATGCTAGCTGGCAATCCAGCCGGACTTGCAATCCATGTTTCGCCTTGATCTATACTATATGCGGCATTTGTACTGCTGGCTGCAATAGCTACAAATCTACCGTTACCATATGCAACACTAATCCACGATGCACTAGCTGGTAGATTGCCTCCTGCTATCCAGCTATTTCCCGAAGTACTTGAGATAATAGACGAATTAGAACCTGATGCAACTGCCACAAAATAACCGTTACCATATGTCACTGAGCTGTATGTTCCTGCGCCCAGAGTAGGTACAGTGACCGCAGTCCATGCAGTATTTCCATCGGCGCTACGTGCGGCAGTATTTGTGCCGCCGATTGCCAGCCAATAGCCTGCACCAAATGCTATAGAAGCATATGTACCGTTTGGTAGTGAACCAGTACTTGCACTCCATGCTGAACTACTTCTAACTCCGCTGGCAGTAGTATACGCCGCTTTGGTAGTTCCGCCGGTAGCAGTAGTTGGAATTGCCACAAATTTTGCATTGCTATCTACAATAGTTACTGTAGGTGTGCTGGTATATCCGCTACCACCATCGTTTCCAACAGCAATAGCTGAAACACCATTATTAGTTAGTTCAGCTACACCGGTTGCTTGATTTGTGGAGCCGCCACCTGATACTGTAATAGTTGGAGGGCTTGTATAATTTTTACCCCATGAGTTAACGGTAAATGATGTAATTATATCAGTTCTTACTTGCACTGTTGGAGTAGTAGCATATCCAGATCCTGGAATATCAACAATAACTCCGGTAATTGCGCCGTCTAAAACGATTGCTCTAGCTTCTGCAAGACTACCTGTAGCACTGACAAATTTAATAGTTGGTGGAGTTAAATATCCAAAGCCGCCTCTAATGACATTAACTGCTACAACTTGACCAGATGAAACACCTTCTCCCAATACTGCTTCTAATATAGCACTGATACCGCCTAATCCACCGACCACTGCTGTTGCAGTAGCTTGCTCACCGCCGCCGTACACAGCATCTACCCAGGTTGTTGAGCTTGGTAAGTTACCTGCACCTGCCCAAGTTATACCGTTTTCGCTGTAAGTGGTTGCAGTTGAACCTGTAGGAATAGCAAGGAATGTGTTAGCGCCATAAGTAACTGCTTGCCATGTTGCCACAGCTGACAGTGTTCTTGCAGTGGCAGTATATCCTGGAGCACTGTATGTTATTCTAGGTTCAATGATGTAAGTTGATGTTAAATCTAATGCATCAACTGTTGCTTTGCCTGGAATAACGTTGTCCCAACCTGCCGCATACAATGTGACTGTTTGACCAGTTGTTGTAGCTGTTACAGGTTCTGCAGTTCCTCCACTGGTTGTACTTACTGTAAATTCAGTTGCAGTAAATCCGCTTCTTACAAAGTACAATGTGTTAGCAAGTAGTCCGCCAATAGCAGTACCTAGATAAATTGGCATATTTGCATATAAAGTAGCAGTACTTGCCACTGTTAGCGTGTCGCCTGCATCTGTACTGCCTGTCACAGTTAAGTTAGTGAACGATTCTCTAAAGATTTTAGCAACTTTACTACCGTTGTTGTAATTTAAAATTGCAGCCGATTGACCAGCACCTGTACCAGCAGTAACTAAAATTCTCATTCCAGTATATGCTGTACTTAATTGTCCGTCAGATGCGGCGATTGTGATATAACCCACATTACTTAACTGTGCCGCGTTGGCTGCTGTTAGATAACCACTACCGCCAAAGCCAAATCCATTATTTAAATCGATCAATCGTGTTTCAAAAACACCATAGTCTCGGAATTCATCTCCAATTGCGGCTGCATTGAATCCTGCGCCACTGACTGTGTATGATGCATTAGTATAATTTGAACCTGCATTGGCAAATTCAATGCGCAATACTTCTTCAGCACCGTCAGTTATCACGTTGGTAATAAATGCTTCTTCAGCTTGGTTGTTTAATCTTGCATAGATTGGAGTTTCGTATGTGTCAACACCTTCAGCAATAACACCATATGTACCATATGAACTGTTACCGTTGGTTGCACGAATACGTCCGCCTAGTTCTGCAATATAGCCAGCATAAGAATAATATGCAAACACAGACACAAGTTCTGTTAAACTGTTTGCACCTGTACACCAGCAACCAATACCATCACTAATAAATGTTGTATAATCGTTAGCAACAATACTTCTATTTCCGCCTGCATGTAACGCACCGTCAATTTTCAATGCTGTTGCGCCAGTTCCAAATAGTGAGCAGTTCTGTACATAACAAGAACGACTGTTTACCCATGCATTTCTATCGTAAGGACCAAATCCTGGATCTAACGAAGTATAAGATCCGCCTTCTGGACGCTTGGTTCCATATTCATTTTCCACACTCAACGGTCCTATTAGTCCTGACAAAGTCATGTTTCTAACACCAGTTGCGTTACGTACTAACCACATATCACTGAGTTCTGATCCATTGATTGCATTTAGATATAACTGGGCCGCACGTTTAGACTTGTAGTTTCCAGTGTATTGAACATCATATATCAATGCTTTCAAAAATTCTGCCATATCTCTACGGCATGATGCTGGATCATACGCATAACCTGTGGTCATTGCGCCTATACTGTTTGAAAGAACTTGAACTGTTGAAGAGTTTTGTACTGCGGTAACTGTGAACGAATCGATAGTTGGAGTTGACAACACATAATATGTGGTGTTGGCATTGATACCGCCCATTACTCCTCCAATTGTCACTGCCATAATACCCGTATCATCTGAAGTAATAACTCCGGCTGCGCCACCATTAGTTAGACTGATGGTGATGTCACTGCCTGTAATGCTTTCTACATAATACACTGTTGGACTTCCACTAACTCCGCCAAATAGTGTTCCATCAAATGTAACTGGCATGCCTACTACAACACCTGCTGTGGTATTAAGTGTAATTTTCTTAGTACTTGCAGTTGTAGCTGTGGCTACAGTGGCAATAGGAGTAAACGTAAACTTAATCGGATCTCCTACTTCAAAACTGTGACTCAACACGTTAAACACATTTCCTGTGGCAGATGTTGAAGTTACAGTTCCGCCAAAATTAGCGTCAACCCATGCAGTTCCTTCGTGTGTTAGATAATCAATGTTAGCACGTAAAATTTCAACGCCTGCAATTGTCAGCACATCATTGTTATATTCAGTTGTTCCAGTCATCTCAGGAGTTTCGCCAACTCCAAACGACAATTGAGCCAATATAATTTCCATACCGCGACGTACTCGCAACGCAGCCGTTGCACTGGTATCAACTGTGTTTTGAATTGCAGTCTGTAAAGACTTTAGAGATTCACGTGTGCTTGACTGTAATCTACCTAACAATGGTGCCGCTTGTGGACGATTGTATGCTTGCCCTGCTTTGACTGCACGGAAATTACTGTCAAACATAAAGTCATAAGCCACAGCATCAATTACCTTGCTGGAATCGCTACGTGCTTGACTTTCGTCATAGTCTAAGTTTGCATAATTTTCGTTGATAAAATCAATTACGTCATCTTGTAGATCAGACTTAGCTGACGATAAGGTACTATATACTTGCACTAAAGTAGAGTCAACCCACCCTAGATAAGGCATACTTGTTTTGTGTACACTGATTGATAATCCAGTGCCGTTAGTAAATGTTGTTATTGCTACAGCACCGTAGGTTGCAGCCAATTTAAATGTATTAGTAGTAGCACCAACAACATAATATGTTGTGCCTAATACTAAACCATTGGTACTGGCGTTACGCATTTCTATAAAGTCACCATCAAACAATCCATGTGCATTAGATGTAAATGTATCCGTGGTTGCAATAGCAGTAATGGTAATACTTGGTGCGCCTGCATCTAATCCAAGATCTACATAATTATAGATTTTAGTTACTAATTCATCAATAGTTGTGGCTGCAATAGCAGGACCAGCAACTTGTGCGCCATTCTTAAATATTTGACTTGTAGTGTTACCAGTCGTTGGAGTCACTGCACTGTTAGTAGCAACCAGCTGTGCCGCTGTACTTAGACGATCAATAGCATCCAATGTAGCTGTTTTAACATAGCTTGAAATCTGACTTGTGCCAAATGTGTAATATGCTTGTCCTGTCAGCTGGCTTGCAGAGTCTCCGCCGTAAGTTAAATCGTAATGAAGTGCATCTAAGATATAGTTACTATCACGACGTGTTAATACTTTATCGTATTCCAATGCTGGATATGTAAAATCAATGTATGCAATAACTTCGTCTAATAAGAAGTTTCTGTTGTCTTCCAATTGAATTACTGCATCTTTGATCTGTGCTACTGTTACCCTACTTACCGCACCACCTGAAATTGCCGATACTACTAGTACGATATCATTAGCAGGAGTTACGCCGCCAATATTTGATCCTAAAATTTTGATTGTTTGACCAACACTGTATCCAGTACCGCCAGCGGATGGAGATGCTGTCAATGAAATTGCAGTTCGAGTAATATTGAATGTTGCTGAATTTCCTAATGCAGTTAAGTTAACACCAGCCACTGTGGAATATGTGGCACTCGGTAATACTGGATCAGGATATGAAATTCTTGGAGTTTTTCCACCAGTAATAGAATTGATAGCGTCGTCTAATGTGGTCTGCATTTGTGCAACCGCACCTGCGGCTGCAATATTTTTAACTTTATATTTGATAAAATTAATTGCACCAAGTGTTGGGGCTTTTGCACGGCCAGTTCTCAACGCTACTGCTGAGCTGGCATCGCTGAGATATCTACGTCCTGCAGATAATGAATTAAAGTTTGTACCTAGTACTAGGTCATAAGCAATTGCGTCAACTATTAATCCTGCATCTCGAGTGGTCAGTGCCAAATCTAAAACAACGTTTTGATGAAATTTTTGTACCCATGCAGTGGCATCCAATGCAATTTCAGTACGTTTTGCTTTGATTGCCGCATAAGAAGTTTGTAAACTTGCTGAAGCCCAAGAAATACTAGGCTCGACAGTTGCAGGTGTTTCTCCAGTAGTTATCCAATCAATTACATCTTGAATACGTGCTTGCGCAAATGTACTTGCTCCAGCAGAACCTGCGTCGCCTGTGGTCACACGAGTTACAGTATTGCCAGACTGTGCAGTAATAACAGTTTTTTGTATAATTTTGTCAATCAACGATTTCATAAATGTATATGCATCGATGAGTGCAGGCTTTTCGTCTGCTGGAATATTCAACAAGAACGAACTATAATAGGCACTGCCAGCAACTAATGACTGTATATTTCCACCATAAGTCATATCATGTTGTAACGCATCTAAAATAAAACTGATATTTCGTCTTACTTTTTCGCGACCTAATGTGTCGGTTGCAGTCCATACTGGACCGTAAGTTACACTGTTGGCATAGTACTGTGTTACATCTGCTATGATGAAACTGTAATTTTGAACAATTTGAGCCTTACCATCGCCATAACCTGCTAAGAAGCTGGTATTATAACCTGTTGGTGCAGTAAATTGAAAACTAGGAATTGCACTATAACCGGTATTAATAATGTCTACTATGGTTTGTCCGTTGGCCATAATAACTGCGGCTGCACCTGTACTACCAACACTACCCGCTGGCAATGTTGTGACCTGTGTTTGCGTGTTACCCGCAGTTTCTGTAATATTGTTATTTGCAATTAAGTCTGGAATAATATCTTTAATACGTGTCAATGCGCTGATAGTCTTCTTTTTGTCATTGACCAGCATTGGGTTTGCACTTTTTGGCTGTACTACTGTTGAACGTAATTCGTCGCCTACTACAGCAGTATTGGAAGGAACCACAATTGGAAGAACTTCAGTATAAGTACCTGTCTTGATATTAACAGTAGTGTTAGGATTAATTCCGGCTGCGACAGCTGATGTGTTACCTTCTGAAAGTCCGTCGACTAAGATGTCAAGCAATGACTGAATGTTTGCGTTTGCATCAGCTTCTGCTGTAAGATCAGTATTGATTCTCTGAACTGCTGGTACAGATACACCGTTGAGTGTTTGATAGTTTAATGCTGGTGCAGAATTTGACAACACATTAGCAATAACAACTTTTAAATATTGGTGACTGCCAATAAATTGTGTAATTTGATATCCAGTGTTGTCTGTAATATAAGCGGTGCCTGATGCATCGTAGAAAGACAGCGTGTTTGCTGTGGTCTTTTGTGTACCGCCATGTGTTAAATCATACACTAGACCGTCAACAATATATCCTGCATCACGTTCTGCTTTAGCAGAATCGTAATTAAAAGTAATAACTCCAGTTCCTGTTCCAGCGGCATTTATCACTGGGCCGCCAGGAGTTGCACTTACTGTAAAGCTGGTGTTGGCTACAATTGTTTTGATGTAATAAACTGTGCTGGTATTAATTGCGCTGCCTGCCAATGTCAAAGCACCTGTCAAACTGCCAAATGTAAATGGCATGTTAACATTGATGTTTGCAGTGTTAGCAGTTAAGAATACACCCGAGGTAGTGCCAGTAACAGATGCTTTATAAGTGTAGACAATAAAATTGTTTACTTCTTTAATTAAGAACTGTTTGTTAGTTTGTAGTATTTCTTTGGATTGTGGATTTTGATATCCTTCTTCCACTTGCTTACAAGCAAAGCGAATTGTTTTCCACGGCTTATCAATACTAAACCCAGCCGCTGGATATGGCTCATCTACTCCTAACGGACCAACGAATACGGAATTATAAATCTGACCGTAAGTCGCCCAAACTGGATAGCCGTCAGAAACACGTAAAACTTGTCCGTCAGTGCCAATTGGTAATCTTTGTGGACCGTTTGCTCCGTAATACAGCGTGTCGCCTGGTGTTGTCAGCGTAGCTGTTTCTGCACCAGCGGCCAAGATGTTCCAATAATCCGCAGTGCTATCTGCATCTGGTCTGTTGCCTGAGCTTGCAGTATGTCCTTGAACACAGATATATGAATTTGGACCAAAAAATACAACATCTCCAAGTACATATACAATACCATCTTTCCAAGACACTGAATTTCCAGTATGCGAAATTGCAGTAATGTTGCCTGCACTTGCGCTGTCCACTGTAATTATAATATCGTTTGCTGGAGTTAGGCCGCCTACGCTGGTTCCTAAGATTTTAATAGTATTGCCTGCAACATATGATGATCCGTCATTATTGACAACAACTGTGTAAGCAGTACCAACTCTATTAACATCAAATGTTGCGCCAGAACCAATACCTGTCAATGTAGTAGATGCAACGTCTGTATAAGTTTCGTTGTTTACAGTCCAACGTAATCCAGAATTTAAAAGATTCCATTCTGCTGATGGCGGTTCTTCGCCGGTATTATCTACCAATGCCACATAAGTGTATCCGCCTAATCGTACCACATCGCCTACTAGGTAATCTGTACCGACATTCCAATCGCTACGGAAATTAAAGCCGGTAGTGTATACTGCCCAGTTGGCAGTGCTGGTTGACGGAACTTCATTGGTGTGATTAGTTTTAGAAATATAAGAATAGCCGCCGTAAGTTACTACGTCGCCAATTTGATATACTTCCGAATCAGACCAAGAATCTTCAAACTCAAAACCATTTAATAATATGCTAAATTTAGAGTTATCAAAAGATGTATCGGCTGTGTGATACGCTGTGCAAATCCATAAATCAGCGCCGTATTTAACAACGTCATTTACTCTGTATCTAACAGCATCAGTCCACTCGCCAAGATAAGTTATACCTTGATTAAATGTTTCCCATTCAGATTGATCTGCCTCTAATCCTAATTCATCAGTGGCTGAACTGATGTGTTTAGTTTTACAAATATAAACAATACCGCCGTAGGTTACTAAATCGTATACTTTATAACGTGTGCTGGTAGTCCAGGCTGCTTTCCAATCTACACTGGTAGCAAATTCGTCCCACTTGCTTTGATCATTTTCTAAACCTAACCAGGTTGGACTGACATAAGTGGCTGCGGTATGAGAAGTATTACACTGGTAAACAATGCCGCCGTATTTTACCAAATCGCCAACGTTATAATATTCGCCAGCGGTCCAATCGCCTAACCATTGTTGGCCGTCTGCAAGTAAATTCCATTTACTTAATTCTGGATTTGTACTATAATCGGTTGCAAACAACGCAGAAGATGTATGGTTAGTAATACAAATGTAGGTTTTACCACCTTGTGTGATCACATCGTCAACTACGTAAACAGTGTCAGTTTCCCAATTATTACGGTAAACGAATTTAATTCTACCTAATATAAATTCAGCCATTTTTTTTCATTCCTTTGATATCAATATTTATCTAAACTTAAATCTACTGCTATTATCCACGGCGGTTTGCGTTCTTCAAAAAGAAGTCCATCGCCATCAATCCGCCATCAATTAATCCCGAGTCTACCCCATCAAAATTAACCCTGTTAACCATTATCACACTGGATCCTTGTTGACCTTGTGGAATTGTATTGTTAATAATGTTGGGGCCACCTATAGTGACCTGACCTGCTGTTGTATTTCCTGTAAATGTGTTTGATCCACCTTGACTTAAACGAGCTGACAAGTAAGATTTAATAGCTTTTTGTGTTGGTAATATTGAGTCACTGTTTGCCACAAATGTACCATCTGTACTAAACTGAGTAACAACAACACTGGATCCACCTACTGCAATACCGCCCAAACTCAACTGACTTAATCCACTTAGTCCAAACTGGCTGGCGCTCAATGTTACAATACCGGTTGCCTGTTCAACTCCAAACAGATTACCAACTTTAAAGTTTCCGTCTTGGTCAGTTGATGTGTAAAACACACGACCGTAATTGCTTTCAATGGTCTGATCTTGAGGATTTAAAGTATTTTCAGCCGGTAGTCCTGGATATCCAGATTCGGGCTGATCTCCATAACCCACGTTTAAGAAATCGTGATTGGTCAAACGTACTTGACTGTATTTTTCACGAATAATAACATTCTTATTGTGATCAGGACTTAATGCAATACTCATGGACGGACTGATTTGTATACTTGCTGTCAAATTAGGAGCTGATGTACCATCTAAAATGCTGGCACTAGTAACTTTATAGATGATATCATTATCATCTATGACCAAGTTATCACCTGGGCGAGGTAGTCTTGTCAACTGTCTCAATACAATTTCTAATCCAGTCTGATATTGATCTGCATAGCCGCTACCGTTTATTGTTACCGCTGTAGAGGAAGTATTATATCCTCGACCTCTGTTAACAAATGTTGGTGCACTGAGTACTCCGCTTCCTAGTCTAGCAGTGATTGTGGCCACACTAGTTACGTTAGGATCAAACAAAGTAATAGTAGGAGGTGCAGTGTAATTGCCGCCTGTTTCAAATTCTGTCACAGCAGTGATAATACCAGTAGTAACTGTTGGACGACCTTTAGTAGTAGCGCCTGCAAAAACTACACTGCCAGTGCCAGTTGTGCTGATAGTTACAAACTTTCCTTCGTTTTCAGTTTCACTGAATCCAAATGCAGAACCTGTATAATTTTGATTCAACACAGTACGTACTTTCCAAAATAATCCATCTTCACTGGTATGTGCCACTGTGCTTCCTAATTTTGTGGCTAGGAATATGCCGTTACCGTACGAAACACTGCTTGCTGAAACTGCATATGGTGACTCGTACCAAGTTATTCCGTCGAAACTATAAGCAGGTTTAGTAACTTTAGCAGTTCCTGTTACAGATATATCTACCACACCTGAACCTGAACCCAGTGCACCGCCGCCAATAGAATTAACTGTGATAGTTAAATCATTAGCTGGAGTTGCGCCGCCCAATGCAGTTCCTAAGATTTTAATTGTGTCGTTAACTGCATATCCAGATCCTAATTGTCCAGAAATTACAGAAGCCGAGTACAGTGTGCCGTTAGTTGACACATTGAATTGTGCTCCTGAACCTGATCCTATAATGTTAGTTCCTGACAGCGAACTAAATGTTCTACCGTCTGGTACTGCTACAAATCTTCCGCTACCGTAAGCAATGCTTGACCAGTTGGCGTTATCAGGAAGCGTACTGGCTTGCCAAGAAACTCCATTATTGACACTGTATGCGGCTGATGTTCCAGACCTAGCTATAGCAACAAATCTATCAGATCCGTATGTTACACTACTCCAAGTTCTGCCAGTTCCTGGCAACGCACTGGCTGTCCAAGATGCTCCATAACTGGTAGAATATGCCGAAGTACCGGCAGAGTTGGCCGTGCCTGATACAGAAACTGTGGTTATACCTGGAGTAAGTGCGCCTATTGCAACTACAGTAATAGTTAAATCATTAGCTGGCGTCGCGCCGCCCAATGCAGTTCCTAGGATGCTAATAGTGTTTCCTGGTGCATAACCAGAATTACCAGCTGTGGCCACTGTAGCAGTATAGGTAGTTCCAGTAGCTGTTACATTAAATGTTGCACCCGAGCCTGATCCGCTGATATTAGTGCCTGATAAATTTTCGTATGTTCTTCCGCTGGCCACTGAAACAAATCTACCATTTCCGTAAGCAGTACTGACCCACGGACTGGCGGTTGGCAGTGTTCCTCGCTTCCAACTTTGACCTTTGGCAAACGAGTAAAGTGCAGTTCTGCTACGATCCGCAGTGATTACCCAAGCAGTATTTCCATATGCCACACTGCTCCAAGTTTCAGCCGCAGTTGGTAGTGTTACACTACTCCAAGTTTCGCCGTCATCTGATAATGCAATAGTTTGCTGTCCGTTAGGCACAGCCATCCAAAAGTTATCACCGTACACAATATCTGCATAACGATTCATCATGTTGATTGCAGGTAAACTTATTGCAGTTTGACTGAATTGTGGTGGAGAATAAATTAAACGAGGTTCGATAAAATATAAACTAGTCGAATCAAGAGCAGGTTCTGCAGGAGTTCCTGAATTTACATGGTCCCAACCCACTTCACCCATTTGCATAGTACCTGCACCTTCAGTTAACTGAGCAACTACGCCACCGAGTGTTCCGCTAATTGTAAAGCTATTAGGACTACCTGGCGTAATATCTTTGACATAGTAAGTTTGGCCTGCGTTTATTCCGCCAAAAATTGGTGTTGAGAATATGGCATTCATAGATCCAGAACTAGTAGTCAGCGTTGTTTTGGCACTGGTTGTGGTAAATGCCATAGATCCTGTATCGTCAAGTATGTCGGACGACTCTGGACAAGTTTTTGCCACCATGGATCCGGTTGCAGTATTCAATGCCACTGCCGAAGCACCAACAGTCGGAGCAATTGCAAATGTTGTGCCATCGTTAATAGCTAGAATAAAATAAGTTTGCTCAGGAATAAGACTTCCAAATGCGTTACCAGTAAATCGGATAGGATTATCTACTACAAATCCTGCGGTACTGCTACATGTTATCAAGTTTGTACCAAATTCAGTTGCAGTCACGTTGACCACTAGCAAAGTATCTGATACCTGGAATGAGGACGAAGTTGTGATCTTACTGATGTAGTATTTTACTCCTAAATCCAATGCACCTAAAGATACTCCAGAGAACACGATCGGATTTAACGGAACTAGTGTGCTGGTGGATGTAACTCCCAGACGTTTATTAAGAGAAGTGGTTGATAAAATATTTCCAGTTATCAACAATGATGAAATTGTAAAGTTTGTTGCGTCAATAACATCGTTAATATAGTACTTGTCACCTGTGGCAACTCCGCCCAGTGCTAAACCAGTAAATTGTATTGGCATATTAGCCAACATGCTGGTAGTGCTACCTGTCATATAGCTGGTGTTAGACGGTATGTTAATAAACATTGGACTTGTAGGAGTCACAGTTTGCAAAGTTAATGCACTACCAAACGGTGTACTGGTAATTTTAAAAGTAGTACTGTTGACGATTTCGTATATGTAATACGTAAAGTTTTCAACTACTCCTCCAACCACAGTGCCACTAAAAGTCACAGCCATATTATAGTAAAAACCAGCTGTGCTAGTAGCTGTCATCACATTGAATAATCCGCCTGCGGCTTGTAAAATCTGTACAGAAGATTGTGAAGTGGCTGTTACTGTAGTGCTGTAATATGTTGGAATAAACTGTACTGGTTGATTAAAGTATAGTGTATTCACATCCGATTCGTTACTCAGTGTCAATGTGTCATCTATAGAAGATGTTGCAGTGATTGCCAAAGGTATAATTGATTCTTTTAATATGTATGCAATTTTAGAACTTTCGTTAAAGTCTGAAATAACTCCAAACTGACCTGCGCCTGTTCCGCTGTTAATAAACAATCGCATACCGTTATAATTTGCAGCCGTATTAATGTCAGCACCGGCTAGTGTAATAAATGATTCGTTACCGCCTTGTGCGTTGTTACTGGCTACTAGATATCCGCTACCACCTGCTCCTGCGCCCGGGTCTGTAATTCGCGATTCGTATACGCTTAATGATCTAGTTTCATCAGCAACAATAATTGCTTCAACTCCAGCACCTGCAATAATATAATCAGCAAATGCTGTATACTGTCCTACTGTGGTTGACAGATAGAATCTTGGCTCGGAACCGATTTCTAATTGCGTTCCGTAAACATATGAACTGCCAGAGAAAAATACCAATCCACGAGGATACAATGTAAATCTTAATGTGTCATTTAACGCATTAGTATCGTATGTAGTAAACCAAATTCGGTACCAACCGTCTGTAAGGCTTATGACTCCGTATTCAATTGGATTTACACCGCCTGTAATTGCATACGGCGTAATAGCCAATGTATCAAAGTTGAATAAAATTCCAGAACCGTTCTGTGTTGCGCCGGTATAGTAGGCGATCAAATCAAAATACTGAGCTGTTCCTTTCTTAACATGAACACTGGCAGTGTAGTTTAATGCACTTCCTGCTGGAACAGTACCTGCTGGAGTTACAGTAATAATAGTACTACCCACAAGGCTGGCCACAGTAAGTGTGATATCATTAGTACCGTCAACACCACCAACTTGGCTTCCATATATTCTAATTCTATTACCGAAAACGTATCCAGTTCCGCCTGTGCCGCCCAACGCAATCTGCACATTGTAACTTGTGGCATTAACAGTAACATCAAATGTTGCGCCAGATCCAGAACCTGTAATATTATCTCCAATCAAGCCTGAATATGTAGCACCCGTTGGCGTGATAGATATATCTTTATAGATATAACTACTGTCAGTGATGGAGGTTGTTCCGGTCATCATCCAGCCGTCTGCGTATCCGCTAGGACTGATAATATTTTGTTGTAATGTTACGTTGCCGTCTGTAGTCCAACCTGCCGCTAAAAAGTCATTACTATAACCTAACAAGTTAGTAGTTGCTTGATTATATTCGACACCTGCGTTGATATATTGTAATTTTAATAAATTTGCATCGGTACCAAACGCTTGTTGAACTGCGGCGCTGGCTTCGGTTGATTGATTATTAATCTTTGCAGTGATAGGAGATTCGTCAATATCAAACCCTTCAGCAATACAACCGTACGAACCGTATGAGCTATTACCGTTGGTTGCACGAATGCGACCTCCGTCTTCAGCAAAATAACTGGTGTAGCAGTAGTATGTAAAAACTGAAACCAATTCTGCTTTAGATTCAGTGCCAGTAACCCATGCTCCAATACCGTCTGATATAATACAAGTAAAGTCGTTGGCAGTGATTGAGCGATTGCCGCCGTTATGTAATTCTCCGTCAACTTTCATACCACTACAACCAATACCAAACATGGTACAGTTTTGTGTGTAAGGACTACGTCTATAAATCCAAGCAGATGTATCGTTTGGACCAGTACCAGGATCTAACGATGCAAATGCGCCGCCTGTCGGACGTTGGGTAAAGTATTCATTTTGTGCAGTTAGTGTGCCTAATAGACCTGACAAAGTCATGTCACGCAATCCAGTGCCGTTTCTCAAACGGAACATATCTTCTATGGCGTCACCACCTACAATTTGATTAAATCCTTGTCTATCTTCAGGAGTTACGACAGCTCCACCTACCACTGTACTGACTTGGAACGAAGTAGGGGTCAGCGTAGATCCTTTTACATAGTATGTCTGTCCTGCGGTGATTGCGGCACCTCCAACTTGTCCTGTCAAGTTAGTGACAAAACTTGATATTCTAACAAACTGTATAGGACATCCGTCGTACATTCCTTCTGTTGAATATGCGCTAAATGTCTTGTCTGTGCTGTTTGATTCTGTTGTGAATGTGTTGATAACTAGTTTAGGCTGAACTGTAACGCCGCGCAGTTCGTCTCCTACAATGGCCACTTGAGCTGGGACTACAATAGGAAGAGTTTCTTTATATGTTCCAGTTTTAACAAAAATAGTTGAACTGATACCTTGGTTAGGAGCCGGCAAATTCTGTGTAGTTGCATCTGCCAATGCGTCAATGACTAAGTTTATTAAACTTTCTACTTCGTCCCTTGACGGAATTTCTGCAGAATATGTAGTATCCATTGTTAAAATATCTTCTTCTGGAACTCCCATTAATTCTTGATAGCTGATTAGCGGAGGTGTTCCAAATAGAACTCGCGTAACTACTAAATCTCTTAAAAATTCCAATGCTGCCACAAAGAACGGCATCTGTGCATCTACTTCGTCATTGAAGAACGAATCTGAACCATCTGGTTTAAAATACGACAAGGCGGCTGCTACAGTTTGACTATTACCAACTCGTGTTATATCATATACCACAGCATCAATAATGAAACCAGCGTCTCTAATTGTTTTGACTTGGCCAAACATTGAGCTAGGGCTAAACGGTGCAATGCTTTGAGATTTTTGATACAACATCCAATTGTACATCTCTGTAGTCACAAATAATTTATTGCTTTCCAGCGCCTGTCTTGCATTAGGATTTTCTGTGCCGTTACCAACAAACTGGCAAGCATAGTTAATAGATGCCCATGGGCGATCCCACGTAATTCCGTAATCAGCTCTGTCTTCTCCGGTGGTTGCTACATAAAACACCTTAGGTGAAACTAATATCTGTGCCCATGCTGGAGTAATTGCAGTTGTTCCAGTAGCTCTTAACACTTGATCTGTGGTTCCAATAGATAAAGTAGAGTTGGTTACTGCACTGTATGTTAAAATATCGCCTTGTAAAGTCAATGCATTATTTCTATCATGCGGGATAAAGGTGATCCAGTATTGATTATTTTCATCTGCATCTGGACGACTCACGGTGGAATTTGTGCTGTTATCGTGTGATGCTATACACTTGTATGTGGAATTTTTCCAAACAACAATGTCACCTGCTACATAATATGTGTTAGAAGTCCAAAATCCAAACCATTTTGTACCTGGTATTACCAAGTCCCAATAAACATAATTAATTCCGTTAAATTCAAGAGCTTGTCCATCTGTAATTTCTTTGTCTAATGGAATATTTAATTCCACACTGTTCACACCTACTGTGACCACAGTTTGACCAAGACTGGCGCCTGCACCCACAATGACCATTCCCGGAACAATTCCTGAAGTACTGCTGAGATTTACAGTGGTTCCAGAACTGCCGGCGGCTACATAATTTTTTATCACTAATGCGGCAGTGGGATTTTGGCCGCTGTTATCTTGTAGAGCCGCAAACACATTACCACGTTGTCTTACAACATCACCAATTCTATAGCTGGTTCCATTGCTCCACTCGCCTCTTAGATTGTATCCAGTAGTAAGTAATTCCCAATCAGTTGCTTCAACAGATGGAACGTTATTGGTATTGTTTGCCACTAAGCTGGTGTATGAATATCCACCGTACATTACCACATCGCCTATTTGATAGATTGAACTAGAACTCCAGCTGCCTACATATTCTTGACCTGGTAACCAAATAGACCACTTGGTCTGGTCAAAATTTGTAGTAGAAGTATGTCCAGCATTAGAAATCCATAAGTCCGGACCATTCTTAACAATGTCGTTTTTCTTATATCTAAAATTCGAGCTGTTCCATGTACCAGTATACTCGATGCCTTCTGACACAATGCTCCACAGACCAATATCGTCTTCTAATCCTAAAGTTATAGTGGAAGCAGACACATGATTTTCTGTACAAATATAAACAATGCCGCCATACTTGACCACATCACCTATACCGTATGCAAGATTAGCAGTCCATCCGGGATGCCATTTGCTGAAAGATGCGTATATCTCAAAATTATCAGAATTAAATGAAGTTGTACTTTCGTGAGCCACTGTACAGATGTAGACAGATCCGCCGTAAACAACCATATTACCTAAATTAAGATACGTGTTTGGTGTCCATTCGCCGACCCACTTATGACCATTGATAACAATGCTCCAGCGAGGCTGTGGTGCGCCGCCAGGAGTAAAAAAATACAATGCATCATAGAATGCCGAAGCATTAGTGTCTGATGTATGTGGCTCTAAACAAACATAAGTTTTGCCTTCATAACTGACAACCGCATCTCTATTATAAAAGGTATCTGTAGCCCACTGGCCTAAGTAGTTGAATCGTAGTCTACTAATTTTAAATTCTGACATTTTTCTTTTTCCTTATGATACTATTTGTTCTGGATCGTAAACATACGCTTGATTAATTCGTGCAACTAATTGTCCTGCGTCATTGATGTAGTAATACATATTACGTGCATCCCATCGATATTGATCAAATCTTAAATTTTCAAAGGGACGGCTGTGATCTTCAGCTAGCCGTCCGTCAAAATAATCTACCCCGTATTCAAAATCTTCAAAGTTTTGATTAGTAGGGCCTGGGATATTTATAATTATAGCTTCGTTGTCGATCAATTGATCTAACTTTTCAAAGAACAGTGTGCCTTCTTCTGTTCTACGTAGTCCGTAGAAGAATCGAGGATTGTTATTTCCTAATAGTTCTGCGGCACTGACTTGTCCAATATAATATGTCATAATATGTTCCTTAAGTTATCGAAACGTAACTCATTACTAAATCTAAGCTGTCATCTTGGCTGGCTTCTATAATAACACTGGTGTTAGTGCCAAGAATTAGTTTTTCACCACCATTAATCACACGCAAACTTTGGTTGGGCGGAATTGGAATTTCTTTAACATAATGTGCAGTGTCAGTAGTAGTGTTATTAAGAATTCTAATACTGGCTAAAATAATACTGGACGTTAAATTTGTCAAACTTAAACCGATCACTGTGACTCGTGCGTTACTAGCAGATGTCAACACTGTAGTTGGTGATATTCCCAGTTCTGAAACTAGTGAGTTGCTGAATGTAGTTGCCATGTTTTATCCAAATGTTAATACGTATTCTATTGCAATCTGTGTTGCATCATTAAATGTAATACCGCCGCCAGTACCTGCAACACTGGTCCAAATGACTCCGTTATAAACTTCTACCAGACCCTGCTGTGTATTGTATCGAATCATTCCTAGTTCAGGCACGCCTGGACGGCCAGAGTCAAGGCCGTTAGGAATAACAACACCGTTAGTTCCAGATATAGATATATATCCCGTTCCTGTTTCGACAAATTCAGTAATTGCTCCAGATACCACGTTGGTAATGGAGTTATTTCTAATACTGAGGTTACCTACACGAACACTGCCTGTGCCTGCCGCGGTTAAGTTAATGTCACTATTAGTACTAATTGAACTAATAGTATCAGTTTGTATATCTAAGTTAGTTGTTTGCAAACGTTCTGCAAACAATCTAGTACTGTCGATAGTGACCATAAGATTACCATCGGCATAAAATCTCAATGTGTTATCATTAGCGCCTGGAGTTAACTCTGCACTAATATAAGTGTTACCGTCTGAGTCTGCTACTCCGCTCAGTGTCAACCAAAATCCGTTGTTATAACCTTCATAACGACCGAGATCAGTATTGTATCTAATCATTCCATTGGTAGGAGTTGCAGGTCTGTCGTCGTTATCACCTATAGGAATAATTAAACTTTGATTGCTGTCTATCACAACACTGCCAGTGCCTTGCGGAGTTAGTATAACGTTGGCATTTGTCACAGTACTTTTAATAATGTTATCTTGAACTTCGAGTCCTTCAAACACCACATTGCCTGTGCCGTTGGCAGTTAATTGTAAATCTAAATTGGTAACAGTTGTTTGAACAGTATTGCCTGTTACTGTGATTTGCGGTAATTGTAAATATCCTGTTGCAGTGATATTGCCAGTTACTTCTGTATTTCCGCTAGTTGTAAAATTACCAGTTTGATTAAAGTCGCCAGTTTGAGTTATTGTACCAACTACATCAACTGCTTTAAGACTAGTAGTTCCAGTTGTCACAGTCAAATCTGTAGTTACTGTTAAGTTTTGTGCAATTTGTACATCGTTACTAGGTACATAAATTCTACCAGTACCGTTGGCTTGTAATGTCAAGTCTGTATTGGTAGTAGTGGTTTCAATAGTGTTACTGTCTATGACTAAGCCGTCAATTTCAGCACGACTTAGATAAACATTATTCCAACGTAACGGTGTTAAGCCGCCTTGACCTAAATTATATGTTGCAGTAGCAGACGGAATAAGATCACTGCTGATTCCTCCCACAAAATTAATAGTATCAGTATTAGCATCACCGATAGTAATATTGCCGCCTAGAATAATATCTCCGGTGACATCTAAATTACCTGTGATGAATGTATTATTTTGAAGATTAATTGCACCGCTGGCTGCTGTGACATTTACATCGCCGGTTAAACTCTCAATAGTGTTTCCGCTAATGCGAATATTTCCAGTATCGATATTTGTTGGAGTAATAGTTGTGCTGTTAACACCATCTGTAAATGTAACACCTGCCGGAGTTGTGATGCTTAACGATTCGCCGTTGAATAACACATCACCAGTTGCTTGATTAACAAAGAAAGCATCTCCAACACTGAAGTTTCCTTCATTGTCTACGCTGGTATAATAAATCTTAGCACGGTTAAGTTTTACAACTTCATTGTCAGCAATACGATCATTAGGATCGTTTGTGGTTAATTCGCCAGATCCTATGTAGGCAAAATTTTGACTGATCAAGTACATCAATACGCCATCGCCGTCACCATAAGCACCATAAGTACCGTATACTGCCGCCGAGCCAATACTTCGTATCTCTGCACCAAACTGTGAGTAGTCAGCAAAGTTAATTAAACTTGCTGTGCCTCCTGCACTTGTTCTCAAATCTTGTAGGGTAACACCGTCATCTAAAAATGTTGTGGAATTATTTGCACCGTTGAAGTGTAATAACAATACTGTAGATAAGTCACCAGTTAATGCCGCTGTTGGAGCAGTAAATGTTGAACTGTATCGTCCAGATCCTTTGCTAATTCTTACATCATCAATCCAACCACTAAATGCAAAATTTCCGTTTGGATCTGCTCCTATGCGAACAGGACGGGCAGTGTAGTTATTTGTATCAACATATGTTGAACCTACTTGAGTTCCGTTAATGAATAATCTAGTGTTCCCACTAACCCTTGCTAATGCCACGTGTGTCCAAGTGGTAAGCAAAACACTGCCAACTGGGCCAACTCTAAAGTTAAAATTATAATAAAAATATAAACTATTGGTGTCCGTTAGTCCTAAAATTATTCCGCCGCCATCACTTGGTGATGCAGTTCTTAAATCAAATATTGTTCTGTAAGTTCCTGTAACAGAAGGATAGACCCATGCTTCTATACAAAAGTCACCTGTACCAAATTCAAAATCTGGCTGAGATGGGATAGATGCGTAATCACCGGTGCCATCTAAGTATAAACTTGCTGTGCCAAACTTTTTGAATGTTGTTGAAAGTTTTGCATTGCCCTGTGCGTAAACAGTTTTACCTACACGATCTGTTATTGTTTCAAATCCAACATTCTTACCAGTTAGATTAATATAATTTCCATCAACACTAGCAATGGTACCGCTGGCTAATACTGTAGAACCATCTGTATCATAATATGTTACAGTATTTCCCACAGCCCATGTGCCTACGCGATTGTCAATACGTAAGCGTGTTTTGCCTGCGCCAGCAAATCCAGTTGATCCGCTTACACCATATAAACCTTTATCTGCAAAGTAACTAAATGAATTTAACCATTCAATTCTAACACCGTTAGTTGCTGTGATACATTCTTGATTTGGTGTAAAAAATGTTACACTGTGAAATAACATAGATGCTTGATTACTCAATGCATTTACTACACTGCCGTCAACTAATACACCTTTACCTGCGTCGTTTTGTAAAAATCCGTAAGGATCACTAGGGCTAGTTACACTGCCGCGTGATAGCACTGTGACATTTCTAATATAAGGACTACGAGTTGTCACAGTCATTCCTGTAGCAAAACGGAATGCGTATCCTGTATTGTTTACTGCATTGAATCTAAATCCTGCAATAGTCAGATCTTCGATAGTAGTTTCACCATTGAGTAAGAACGCATCTTTATCAACTGTACCAACTGTTGGCTGGATAGTAACTGATCTAATACCAGCGCCTTTAACTGTGATACCAGCTGATACAGTTAACGGAAATATTTCTGAATATGTTCCTGGAAATATGTAAATGGTATCGCCTGTGCTGGCTAAGGATAGCGCATATTTTAAGGTCAACAACGGATTATGTTCGTGCTCGCCAGCATTACTGTCGCTGCCTGTTGTGGCCACATAGTAAATATTGCCTTGTACCAATGCCAAGTCAATTCCGTTAACTTGCAAATCGTTTGTGATTACAATTTCACTGATTAATTCTTTGGTGTATGTAGTGTTCCAGCGTTTTCCGTTGGGGAATCCTACTGAAGGTGTATCTGTTCCTAAATCATAAGTTGCATCTAAGTTAGGAATGATACTGCTGTTGACATCTGCATTAAACGTGATACTATCTGTATCGTCATCGCCCAGCTGAATGTTACCGTCTGCTGTTATGGTTCCGGTGGCATGAACATCACCGTTGACTAACACATTGCTGTTGATGTTAACTTGCCCAGTACCCAGCGTATTAATTTCTAGATCTGAGTCAAGTGCAGTGGTTTCAATAATATTTGTTGATAACTGTAAATCGCCTGTAACTATTCGACCTTGATAGACCACAGCATTGGATCCGTTTGGCTCTAGGTTAATTACAGAATTTGTACTTGAGATTGTGTTGTTAAGGATAGTAAACGTAGCTATGTCAGCTTGCGTATCTACTATTGCATTGGTTGTTCTAGCAGTGCCGGTGATGTCTAAGTCATAATCAGGAACGCCGTTTCGAATTCCGACTCTGCCGTTATTAACATCCAAATATAATAAGTCGGTCTCAAAGGATAAATCAACCCCGTCACGAAGCAGATTAGCCTTTAAGAGCGGACCGGTAATGCGACCAACAGCCATGAGCTCTCCTTAACCCCGTGTTTCACGGTTAACCACCTTGCATTGCGGGTTTACCACAGTTTAATATCGTAAAATCTTGGTCAGACTTTACAGTAATAGTATTTAGCTGTTTGGGTTTTTTAACCTAGTATGTAGGTCCAAACTTCAAGGATTTGTTCAACGTCAGCCGCCGAAATTTCTCCCGAAGTTCCTATTGCAGGAATCCATCCGTCGTCTCCCAATAACGGATCTCCCGAATATACTTCAGTATAGCCTTGTTCAGTATTATATCGAATCATACCGCGAGCTAATACTGATGGTCTGTTAGAGTTGTCGCCCACTGGGATTTTTAACGCAGAATCTCCGGCAAACTTAACGTAGCCGGTGCCTGTACTTTGTATCACCAGCGGAGTATTATTATCTGTAAAAATACTGTTTTGATTTATGCCCACGTCATTTAAGAAAGTTGAGCCTGTGCCATTGGGTGCAAATATTAAATTGTTGTTGGAAACTGAATTAGTTATGGTGTTTCCACTAATTCGTATATTATCAACCTGATAAATGTTAGATTGCAGCCTTGTGGAATTAATCGTAGTTGTATCCAGTGAATTTGTTCCAAAATACAATGTATTATCAGTAGCGCCTGCTCTGATTGAAGTGTTTCTATCACTGTCATAAACACCGTTGAAACTGATTAATCCTGCACTAGCACCGCCTTCTACGAGATTAGTTGTGTTATTATAACGAATTTCTCCAATGCCGATTGTACGGTTCGTGTTGTTTCCCACGGGCAGTACTAGAGATTTAGTAGAATTAATTTCTACAGAACCGGTGCCATTAGGATCAAAAATTATGCTACGCTCGGTGTTATTAATTGGACTGACCCATACGTTGCTGATTTGATTATCTTTAAATTTTAATCGTTGATCGATAACAACTCCGCCATTGCCGGCTGCACTAAAAATCAAGTTGCTGTCTGTGGCAGTAACTGAAATTTCATTGTTAAAAATCTTAATGTCAGGAACTGACAAATATGAAGTGCCTGTAATTTCTATATTATTGTTAGCAAATGTGCCTGTGATATAAGCATTGCTACTGCCAATTTGATCAAAATCTCCAGTTAGTCCAACATTTCCCACAATAACAGTATTAACAACTTCAGTGTCACCCAAGACTGTTAGTGTATTGCCTACTGTTAAATTATCGTCGATCTGTACATCAGTTCCTGTTATTCGAATCTGACCTGTGCCGTTGGCTTTGAACGTTAGATCAGTGTCAGTAGCTATAGTAGATATCGTATTATTTGTTATTTGTGTTACCGAATCAACATCCAATAATGTTGCGTACAATGTATTCCAACGTTTGGCGTCAGATCCCAACGCAAACGGACCGCCTACATTATCTGGCAATATATTCTGCGTCAGCTTGGGATAGATTGTAACAGTGTCCGCATCCTGATTACCTATGGTTAAACTTCCGTCAATGTTAATATCGGCTGTTATATCAACTGTGCCTGTTACAAATACGTTGGTGTTAAGATACGTATTACCTGAATTAGCCAGAATGTTAACTGGTCCTATCAAGCTATCAATATTGTTATTATATACTTGAATATTTCCAACTTGTACTACCGAATAATCAATGTAAGCAGAACTAGATGGACCATTTAGTGTAATACTGCCCGATGGGCTGAAAGAAATACTCTGTGCATTGAATACAACTGCGCCAGATTCTTGATTTACATAAAAAATATCACCTATTCTAAAGTCGCCAACTTGATCTACACTGTCGTAGTAAATTTTACCGTTGTTTGATTCTAATACTTCGTTGGCTTGAACTGTCTGCTTGGGATCATTAGATGTATCAAGTCCTACACCGATGTAAGCAAAGTTATGCCCAATTAGATAAGCTAATGTGTCAGCGCCATCTGCTACTGCACCGTAAGTACCATATACGTTAGCACTGCCTATACTGCGCATTTCTGCGCCAAATCTTAAACCTTGGCTGGAAAATCCCAAAGTGCCTTGTGTAAGATAAATGCCTTTGTCAGCAAAGTAAGTAAACGAATTCAACCATTCAACACGGGCTCCGTTAGTGGCTTCTATACCAGTAGCGTTTGGAACAATAAATGTCACGCTATGAAATAACATGCTGGCTTCGCGACTAGTACTGGTAGCAAGACTTCCGTCTACTAATGCGCCGCTACCAGCTAGTACTGTTGGCCCAACGCTAGGAGCTGAAAAAATTGGAGTACCAACACCACCAATTAGCGATGTAGTTACATAGATTCTCCACATGTTAGTGTTAACTGGATCTTCAATTACGTAATCAACTATGTAGATAGTTCCAGCTACGTTAATGGTCCATCCTGGACCAACAGTAGTTGCAAAGTCAGCTTGTAATTTAAATTTAAAATACGCTACCCATTTTTCCCCAACTGAGTTTCCAGTTGTGTCCCAAATGCCGCTGGTAATAATGAATGTACTAGTGGAAGGGTAAAAACTAATAGGCTTAAGCCAGCCTGATGAGCTGAAGGATGAATCAACAACCATCCTCCAAAGACTTGGCTGACCAGGTTCCGTAAAAATTTCTACAACTGAATATACGTCTGGAGAGGAAGGATATCTATCAACAAATGCTAGTTGACCTACTAAAGAATCCACAAGCTCTTGACTGTAAAATTCTTTAGGCAAAGTTACACTAAAGCTAGTAAAAGAAATGCCAGTAGGTGCTGGTCCAACTGTAATGTCGGTAGGAGTTGTTTCTCCTGGTATCTCTGCTGTAATAACTGATACATTTTGAACATATGGACTGCGATTAGAAACTGTGAATCCTGGTGCAAAACTAAATGCATATCCAGCATAAAAATCTTTCACAGTCAAGTTACTGACTGTGGTTTCACCATTGAGTAAAAATGCATTATTAGTATTAGTTTCAGCTGTGGGTTTGACTGTTACTGCACGAATACCGGCTCCGTTAACAGTGACCCCAACTGGCACAGTCAATGGGAATATTTCTTCGTATACACCAGGAAAAATAACAACAGCATCGCCTGATGTAGCTATACTTAACGCATATTTGATAGTACGAAATGTGTTATGTAAATGATCTCCTACATATGCATCGTTGCCATTTACACTGACATAAAACGTATTGCCTTGTGTCAACAATAGATTAATGTTGTTTACTGTGAAAGCGTCAACTGTAACTGTATCTGCTGTCAAAGCTCTAGTGTATAACGGTTTCCATCGTTGTGTTAAAGATCCTAAATTGTAAGTGTCAGTATCATTGGGTATAATATCACTATCAACTTCGGAACTAAATGACACGTTGTCACTAGCATTATCTCCAAAAATAATATCACCGTCCCAAGTAATATCACCTGTGGCATGCAATGTTCCGTCAATATCTAAAGTAGTAGTGTTAAAAATAACGCGGCCATCGCCGTTGGCTTGAAAGACAATATTACTGTTATTGAGAATATTCTCAATTAGTTTATCGCTGACGTTGAGATAGTTAGTACTGGTACCGTAATTCCTAGTACCAATTTTAAGTAACTCGATGCTGGGATCTGACAACTGATCTGGCTGAATATAGATGTTGTCGTTGTATAAATTTTGTATACGGTTGGTGCTGATTGAAAATCTATTAGTAGTTTCAAACAGTGTTGGAACTAGTAAATCAGTTACTCGTGTGGTACCGTTTACTGTTAATGGGCGATTAGGAGCATCTGTATTGATGCCAATACCCACAGTTTTTAAAGGCGTTGAAGGGTCAACTACTGAAAGATACAGTAAGTCTGTTTCAAATGCTAAGTCAGCTCCGTCTCTATCTAAATTTCTAGCAAGTAACGGGCCGCTGATTCTACCAAATTCAATGCCCATGACACTTCCTTAGTTATTGATCAAAACCATGCAATATAACAATTGGAGTTGATAAGCCTGGAACTGAGCTGGTGAACTGAATATATTTTTGTCCCGAGATATACGGACTACCTAATGTTGCGCCGTCCACTATTAGATAATTTGTATTGTGTGTTTGAAAAACGTTACCAACTATCACTAATAAATTTGCTCCACTCCATGTCTTGCCGCTTTCAACAGTGGTTGGAGGTTGTGGGCTTAGTGGACCAAAATTTACACTGGCACCATCTCCAGTATATGTTTGTTGAGTAATACCAGTTGATTCTTTGTAACGTATGGCACGCCATGTTGCAGACGATCCTTGATACACTTCAACATCGTTACTGGTAGTGTTATAACGAATCATTCCAGTGACTGGACTAGACGGACGATCTGTAGAATCATTGCCTTTAGGTAATAGTAAACTGTTGGGCGTGTTCATTACAATGCCGTTGGTAATGTCAATGGCCAATCTATCGTCGTATATTGCCCTGCGGTTAAGTGTTAGCGTTTTTAAAAATCTCATTATTATACCGCCAATGTGCTTACAGTTGCTGAAAGTCCTGTGTTACTGCCTACCGCTACTAAAAAATCTCCGTTGCTCAACACCATTTTTTCTTGATCAAAACTCACAGTGTCTCCTGCTGGAATTGTTAACGCATTGACAATCATGTTAGTATTGCTTGCCGATCCTGCAGACGGTATTGCATGCAGTGTTAAATTTAACGATCCTGCTGTGGTATTACAAACAATGATAGTAGTGATGGCGTTTTCTCCGCTACTGGTATAAATTGTTGTGTTACTTGCTAGGATTGCTGTGTTTGTAATGGCCATGTTGTGTCCTTAAAATAAAATACTTAGTAATACTGCTCTGTTTTTAGAAACAAGTTCATCAGTGGCAATATTATTTGCAAAAAATACTCCGGACTTACCTGGTCCTGCGCTAGATTTGGAAAAAATTCTACTGGTGCCGCCAGTTGCAGCCGGCGTGGAAATTTGATCATTTAAATTTAATACTGCATCAATTTCCACATTATTATTTACTGATGTCAATCGCAGATTAGGATTTAATGCGATATCTATTCCAGTGTTGGTGATTGTATCTTCAAAAATATTAATATTATCAATATCTAAACCACCGGTAGTTATTTGCGCTCGTTGAAATAGTGTGCCGCCTGATTTGATATAAAACCTAAAGCTAGTGGACAACGCTTGTAATAAGCTGTCCTCAAATCCGAAATCAGCAGTTACTGGGAATTTAATTCTATCTACCTGGGCGGATCCGCCACTGGCATATACATAATCGTTGACATATTTCTTATTTGGAATGTCATCGGGATCAGTCACACGAGATTCGTAACCAGTGGAATTGGTAATTCGTAGTGTACCGCCTCCAGATTGCATATCAAATTCTAAATTAGTTGTAGGGTCTGTGGCAATACTGGCCACATTGATACCTGCCAATGTTGCTACAGGAATTACACCGCTGGTCACTGTTTGGAATGAAAATTTATCTAATGCTTCATCCCACACAAATCTAGAGTCATTGAGTGAACCTCGGTCAATTTGTATTCCAGCAGTGCCTTCCGTAACGCCAACACCGGTTTCTCCTTTGTTGAGAAGAATAGTGTTGTCTTCAATTTGTAAATCAGAAACATTAACTGTAGTGTAATCGCCTTGTACCACAAGACTGCCAGTGATGGTCACAACACCTGTGTTGGCACCAGTATCAAGCGTGATGTTTCCGCCTGACACTACTTTAAGTCTGTAATCACTTTCACTAACTTTTAATATTTTTGACATGTGTTATCCTTAAGTAGGGGCCGTAGCCCCTATATTAATTAAGCGTTTGAAATCTTACAAACTGTAGCTGTAGCTGTGCCAAAAGTCCAAGGCACTGCGGCGCCGTCTGTATAAACTGTACCTGTACCACGCTTTAAAGTTGCTTTGTGAGCTGTTAATTTGGTAACAAAGTATGTACCCTCATCAGCATCAGTAGCAAGAATACTGCCTTCGCCTGCGGCATCTGCTACAGTTTCTGATAGTTTAACAATGCCAGTACGTGTGCCGTCTGTTACTTTGTAACGACGAGTTGATACTTGTTTGATAATATCAACCTCACCAGCTGAACCACCTGTTAAGAATGCTGTCATACGGATAGCATTTTCTTGATTGCCAACTGTGCCAACTGCTCCGCTGTCTGTTAACATTGTTACTGTTTGTGCGCTAGGAGCAGTTTGACCTGTGAATGTATGACCACCCCATGTCAATGCTGGAGTTTCAACATAACCAGAACCAGCTTCAGTAACTTCAATACGCTTAACACGGAATGTTACACTAATTTGTAAGTCTGTACCAGCGTTAGGTGCTTGTAATACTTGATGTGTAGTAACACCAGTACCGTCAAAGTCACCGCGACGGAATTCGCCACGATTGCCACCAGTTAAATTGACTGCTGTAACTTTACTTGATGTTTCAACAATGTTAACAATTGCGCCACCACCTAGGCCAGTAATACTTGTTGAAAGACCAGCAACATAGTCAGCGTCTGTTTGTCCGCCTGAAGTGTATGTAACTGTATCTAATTCATAAACTGGAGTAAGTACCGCACGAACTCCGCCAGGAAGTGTTGGTACTGCCACTGTTAATGTTGGAAAGTTTTTGTATGTGTTAGTAACTACGAAACTACCTACAGTACCTGCGCTAACTGATGCTACTGCGCCGCCGCCAATAGCGTTATCAGCAGTTGTACTTGCTGAACCTACGTTACGGTTACCAAAATATTTTTTATTTAAAGGACGTCCCATTTTGTTTTCTCCTTAAGAAATAATGGCGTTTTAGGCCATACGCGGTTGGATTTCCGCATAAAACTTACCCTGTGTAAGTTAGACAAAGTATTTATCAGTTCGTGAAAAAGGGCTCCGAAGAGCCCTTTTGTCATTACAACTAGTACAGCTGATTACTTGAAGCTTACGCTTGTTGAAGTAATTGCAACTTTACCTAGGTAGTCAGCGGCGTTACCTAGAGAAGAAGCTGTGTTTGTTAACTCAACATAACCATAACGTGTCATGAATGATACGACTGGTTCGAATGTTGATGGATCCAACACAACACCACTGCTCATCAATGGGATATATGGGCAATAGAAAGCGGCTGCATCTGATTCGCTAGAACCTTTGTAACCGATTAGAACTGCTGAGTTATCTGTAGCGTATGTGTTAACATACACTTTCATTGCTGAGTTCAATGTACCAACAAACTTGGTGTTTGTAGGTGCTTCGAATGTACCTTCTGTTGTACGAGCAAATGCGCTAGTAGTAGCAGACTGTAGAATGGTCAAAGCAAATGGACTTACAAC